AATGTTAATACTTGTTGGTCTGTGGCATTTTTAATACTTGTTTTATCGGTATCACCTAAATCATTTAACCAATATGAACCAGAACCACCGTCACCGCCACCACCAAAACCTTTAGATACAACCGAATTGATTTTGTTTTTATAATTATTTAAATCTTGTTGAATACCTTGTTGGAAATTATTAAACTTTTCTTGTAGAGGAGTGAAGTCACTATCTTTTCCAGGTTCACCACGTTCTCCTTGGTCACCTTTGTCTCCCTTGTCACCTTTTTGTCCATCTTTCCCATCTTTACCATTACGACCATCTTTTCCTGCTTTACCGTCTTTACCATCAATGCCATTTTTACCATCGACACCATCTTTACCGTTGGTGCCATCTTTGCCGTTTAGTCCGTTCTTACCATCGTTACCATCTTTTCCGTCACGACCGTCTTTACCATTTATTCCGTCTTTGCCATCGATACCATCACGACCATTTTTGCCGTCTTGACCAGGAACGCCTTGGTCGCCTTTTGCGCCAGTCTCACCACGTTCACCTTGGTCTCCTGTCTCGCCTTTCTCTCCCGCAACTCCTTGCTCTCCTCGTTCACCTTTATCGCCTTTGTCACCTTTGATTCCTGGAATGCCTTGCATACCACGTTCACCTTGAATACCATCTTTACCTTTTTCACCACGTGGTCCGACAGAACCATCTTTGCCAGATGGTCCTTCGACATATTCTACGATTACTTCTGGAGGTGAACTTTTAAGTTCGGTGATTTCTTCTTTGAGTTTAGCAACTTCTTTTTTGGTATACGCTATCGAAGTTGCTAATGTAACGGACTCATTAAGAAGGTTATTGTTTTCTTTGGTCATTAGAATCTTCAACTAAAGTATCAAAAAATTTGGTCATAGATATAGTTAGGTCTTTAGTAGGATCGACCACTTCTTCATTTGTTTTGGCTTGCTGTTGCTTTGCCATTTCAGCTTCATGTTCTTGGTCTAAAGGATGTGTTGGTTGTGATGGTACTTGTGACATCATTTGTTGTTGTGCCACATCATTCATCACATTAACTGGTAAACCAAGTCCAGCTTCTTTTTCTTCATCCATCTCAACTTGCATTTCTTTAATCTCATCATCAGATAGACGTAATACGTTACGTTGAATCCAAGATTGTGAGAAATATCTACCAGTATATGGATCAACTGAACCCAACAACTGTAAACGGTTGGTCATCAATTCAGCTTCTTTAAGTTCTGTGAAATTATTATCTTTAATAAAGTCGAAATGAATGTCTGTTTGGAATTCTTTCCATTCTTCATCTGTACAGATACCTTTTAGTACACATTGAACACGTAATGCCTGGTCAAACATGTCTGTAAATTTGTTTCTTAGTTTCTCTACAAAACGAGCGAACTTAATCTCATCACGAGTAATCTCTGTGGATCTACCTAAAGAGAATCCTGATGTGTCTGGATTTAAACGTGAGATTGGTACATTTAAAGACTTATAGAGTTTCTTTTCAAAGTACTTAACATCTTCCAACTCACCTAGGTTCTGACCACCAGGTAATGTAGAAATCTCAGTACCTTTACCACCTTCACGGCGAGGTAACCAAAAATCTTCCAACATAGAGAGGTGTTTACGGTCATCACGAACTTCACCAGTATTTGAATCGTATACCAGTTTGTTCTTATACTTGACCATGATATCACGGAGGTATTGTTCTGCCTTTAATTTTGGAAGATTACCTACGTCAATGTAGAAAATACGGCGTTCAGGAGCACGACTGATACGATAGATAACTGTAGCATCTTCAATCATTCTTAACTGATTGAGTGGTTTGATTGCCTTATGTAAGTAAGACAATACAACTGCACGGCGTGAATCCATGAGTCCTGAAACAACGGAGATGATAGAATCAGTAGTAATACGAACTCCTACTGGTCCAAAATTCTGTGATGAACCTGTGGTGACTTTATCGTTATAGATGTAGTATTCATTTACCACATTCATTACGTCTACACCAGTACGTTCATCTTTTTGTTTTTTAATCTCACGAATCTTACGAAGTTTACGTGGATCAATATATCTTAATTCTTTAATACCTGCTGCTGGATTCTCTTGGTCAATAATGATATGGAAGAACATACGACCATCAACATAGTATCTACGGAATAAATCCTGAGACATACTCTTATAATTTAACAACCTTACAATGGTATCAAATTCTGCTTTAATGGCATTTTTGATTTTCTCTGGTTGTCTTAAATTATCTAAAATGATTTTGATTGTATTACCATCGTCATCTTCACAAATGGCTTCACCAACGATATCATCAATAGCTGATTCAATCTCAGGTTGCATTGCCATTTCACGATAACGGGAAATGAGTTCTACATCGTTTTTGGCTGTGCCGTCTAGGTCAACATATGTTCCATAATAAGCGGCAGACGTGATGGTAAGCGCACCATCGTCATTGGATGGTGGTGAGAATGATTGTTCTACGGACTGTTCTTCTTCATCCTTAGCACGAGCAATCGTAAAACCGAAAAGAGAGAATTTATTTGCCATCTGTTTTAATCCAATTCAAAGAAACATAAAAGAGAGAACCGAAGTTCTCTCCATAAAATAATAAAAAAATTAACTATCTGTACTAGCAGCGTTAGTCCAGTATTGATAAGCAAATGTTACCGCAAATTCTTCGATGGTATCATTTGAACCCCAATCTAAATCAATTGGTGCAACATCAAGTGGGAACATACCAACAAAGTTATAAGTCTGTAATGTTGCGCCATCTTTACCAAACTGAGTAACTGTGGCATCAACGGAATAACTTTGATTGTTGATAGCATTGATGTTTCTAACGTTTCCTGCATGACTGTTGATTGCATTCATCCAGTTTTCCATTGCTGTACGAACAACGAAATCTTCATCATTGATAATTTGTAAAGTCCAGTCAGTAAAGGTTCTATTTCCTGGAAACTTCATTTCACGACCATAGTAATAAACAGGAACAGTACCAACTGTTGAACCTGGCAACTGAGCGGCTTTTGCCATGAAAGTGACCTTTTGCCCAGCAGCTACACCATTATTGGTTATAGATGGGAAGGCTAAAGACACTTGGAATAGGTTAGGACGGGCACCGTCACCAACCAAATTCGCTCTAAATTCTGCTACATTGAATGACATTGTATTCTCCTATATCGTTGTATTATTTATTAAGCTTGTCCAACGACTGTTGTGAAGCTAACTCCAGTAGCTACTGCCACAAAGTTCAACTGGATATAGTTGATAGAACGAGCAAACTTAATATAAATGTCTCCAACAAATTGGTTATTATCAATAACTGCTGGAGTATTATTTGTGGTATCACAAACAACCAAGAAGTCACTAATACCACGGAGACCTTGAACATTACGTAAGAATGGAGTTACCAAAGCCACGAAGTTAGCACGAGTAAATTCATCGTTAAATTCAAACAATGAGAATTGTGCAGCTTGTGAAATTGATTGCTCAAGAATGATAAACAATCTACGAACGTTGATACGGTCAAATGCAGAAGGTTTATTCAACAGAGTCTTATCGCCAAACAATACTGTTCCTTGTCCTGGGAATGATACAACAGGATTAATACCTAAAGAATATAAATCATCTCTAGAAACTTGGTTTGGACTCCATGCCAACTTGATAACATTCTTCAAGTTACCACGATTGAATCCAGCAGGAGACCACCATGGATTAGCTACGCTGTCTGTGTACACACAAAGACCAGCAATATCACCGTTTAATGGTATATAACGATATACGTTATTGTACTTGTCAAACATATACTTCCAACCAGAGTCAGCAACAACATAAGATGATGAACGTGACAATGATGTATACCATGTAGTAATGTTGGTAACTTCTTGACCAATCTGATTAATAACGGCAGAAGAAGGAGGTGAAATGAAAGCCATACAATCTTTACGTGTAGTAACAACGTTATCGATAACGTATTGTTGTACTGCAACGCTTGCGCCACCAGTAAGAACTAAAGAAATTGCACTTGTATCTGGATTTTGGAATAGATTCCAACCAGATTCTACGTTAGCATCAACACCAGTATCGTCAGCACCACCACCCAATGCGTCTGTTACTACACCAGATAATGTTGCGTATTGAGTATTAGCCATTGGCAATCCCCAAGTAGATACTGTGCTTGAGTATTGTGCTGGATCTACACCGTAGATATAATTTGATTGGTTCCAAAGAACATTTTTATAGTAATTTGAATTACCATTAACGTCTACTGAATCGGCCGCTTTAGATAGGAATGCATATGTTTCGAGAACGGTATTTTTAACACCAGTGATAACTCCACCAGTATCAACAACAACGATATGAATTTCATCGTTAGAACCACCAGCTGCACTTACAGCAACTGAAGTATTTGGAGCACTTTGGAATAAACTAGAAACACCAACACCGTTTACGTTCCAAGAACTGAAACCGCCTGCACCAGCACCAGCATCAATAATAGAAACTGTTAATGAGTTACCTTTTGCACCACAATAACGTGCCATGAAAGGACCATAAACGTTATTGTTATTTGTGTTTAATAGTGTATTCTCAAAAGATACTGGATTTGGAATTTGTGGTGGGAATGCATTTGATGTATTAGCAATTGCGTTGTGAGCATTTGCACCAAGTGAACGAACAACTGTTAAATTATTACCGTATGCTAAGAAACTAGCAGCAGTAAAGAATGAAACGAATGTGTTGCTATCTGGTTCACCGAAGTTGTTTACCAAATCTGTTTCGTTAGTTAATTGAATTCTTTCGTATGCTGGACCCCATACAAATGGTCCAACAAAAGCACCGGCTGTAGTTGCGACTGAAGGAACTGTAGTTGTTAAATCGACTTCAGAAACACTTACGCCTGGAGAGATTAGAGACGCCATTTTTTTCCCCTTGAAAAATTATGATTATTGGCAGTTATAATACCATACAGATATTTATGATAGGTCATATTTAGAGATTTCGGAATGAGTCTCTAATGAAACCAGCATAAACCTCACCGCCATCTGCTGCCTCCCATACATCACCATCGACAACTTCTAGTCCTGGTCTTTCTAAACCAGTTTCTATAATCGGTGCTGGGAGAGTATCATCATCTAGTTGATTCAGATTTTCTAATTGAATTTGTTTACGAATATCATGGTTAACAATATCTTTAAAATATTTTTGACCCGATGCCCATGCGAACATTACCAAACCCATTACCAAATCGTCATTGTGACCATCATCCGCTTTAAAGGATGTTTTATCGGCCACAAAAGTGGTCAATTCTGAAATGGTATCGAAGTCATTTAAAATCAACTTGTTACCTTCAACCAAAGTTTTCAGATTTGAACAACCAATCCGTTTAACTGCAACGGACATTTTTAAACCCAACTGTACACCACGACCAAATCCTGATGATAGTTGTTGAGGTTTTTTGTTTCCTGTAAAGATTTTTAATAGATTCTCATATTCCAAATCTTGGTGGATAATGTCTGCCACCGTTGGATTAGTATTAATCTCTACTAGAATATAAGCATCATTATATAGTCTGGCTGCATTGTAGATAATCGTAGGAAATAACATGGCCGACATTGAGGTACTTCGGTAACTAGCCACTTGTTTATATGGTGTGGCAGAAATATCTATTACCGAGAACGCCTGAGCATCCAAGTTTCGACCTTCCGATACGTCTACAACAATCATATAAAGGTGGTCTTTGGTGGTCAAATCATCACCTTTGAACGGTTGTTCATAGATTTTCATCATATCAAAATCTGCAACCGGTTCTTGGTAGACCAATTCTTGTAGTTTCTTACCTGAAATAAGGGTATTACTGGATCCTAAGAACTCAGTTTCAAACTCCTGACGGAACTGATATTCAGAGGTGTTACGGATAGTTTCTTCTTTCCAAGCCTCATCACGACCTGGTACCATAGACCAATGTACTTCAAATGGAATATAGTTGTTCTTCTTATTAATAGCATCTGTCCAAATCTTATAGAACAAATTCATACCATTAGGAGTAGAAACGATAATAATCTTAGTTTTGGTACCAGCAGTAATAACAGGGTAAACAGAAGTGAAGAAGTCTGTAGCAATGTTTCCTGGTACGAACGCAAATTCGTCTAAGAATACAATGTTAAATGATCCTGAACGAGCCGCTGAACCTGATGTTGAAGAAGCAATGATTACAGAACCATTCTCCAATTCAACACGACCTTTGTTCCACTCAACGATACCTTGTTGTAACCACATAGGTAAGTTTTCATAGGCTAACTGAAGTTTACCTAGAATTGCACGAGCAGTTTCACCTCGGTTAGCAAGAACGGCAATAGTTTGAGAATCGTGGAAGAGAATTGTCCAAAGTAGGTAAGCAACTGTAGTAGTAGTTTTACCAACCTGACGAGGACACTTCATGATAACGAAACGATTTTGGTCGAATGTTCGTATCATGTCCTCTTGGAAATCATACATTTTAAAATCGGTTACACCTTCATCAAGTGTAATAATCTTAATGTATTTGGCGAAGTAAATTGGATCCCGAGAACATTTAATATATTCTTGAACCTGTTCTTCAGTAAATTTAACCTCAACACCTACCCGTTTTAGTAGGGGGTTATCACGGTACGTATTTTTATTTTTTGTTGCCATTTATTTTTGTATATCTGTTAACCATAAGTACATACTCATGATATATCTATCTTTACCTTCGGGACAAACCTGTCCTCGGTGAGTATGTGTCCAAAAGGTGGGAAATATCATCGCACGACCTTTTTTGGATTGAACTACATCTCCATTATAAAATTCTGTACCAGATTCATGGTCACTTAAATAGACCAACATACAAGCAATTCTATATGGTAATCTGTGAATATGTTCTTGATGCCAATTACTAAAGGCATATGATGGAGGAAAATGTTTGAATCGCCAGATGGTGGGTTCCCATGTGGTATCTGTCATGTTTATCGCTGGACACTTTTCGGAATATTCATTTACTAAGTTGAATGTTAATTCTTCAATGATGGGATGGTCTAATTCAAAATCGGAATAATTGTAACCCAAAGGAGTTTCTAAAAATTGTGAATCTAAATTTTTTGAACCTTCAGAAATTAGTTGGTCACATTGTTCATCTGTCAAAGCATTATCTATAATAATCACATCATTCAGCATTTTTATTACCATTTTTAATTAGTTTTGCTAACTCTGTGGTTGAACCAACGAATATAGCTTTATCAATATTTGTACCACTTGATGTGGCTTTATCTTTCATGCCTGATAGTTCACGCATAGATTTTTGTGTGGCGAGAAGTTCTTTATTGGCATCTACGAGATTTTTTAATAGACCAGAGTAAACCTCAAATGCTCGTGGGTGTTGGCCCACTTTGGCAATTTGAATGAGTTCTTCTAGTGCTTCTTTACCATTATCAATGAACTCTTGTAGGTTGTCCTTTGATTGTTGGTAAGCATCAGTAAGGTCTTGTTTTGCATCCGTCTCGGCAAATGTTTGATGTACAACTGGAAGTTTTTCTTCTTTAACTTCCTTAACAGGTTCTATATCAAAGATTTCAGACATCTTTTTATCAAAATTATTCATAGTATTTTATAATGTATTAAATTACTGTTCCTGAAATAAACCAAGTATTTGCTGCAACCATTCTTAAAGTGGCCACACCATAACTAGTTACGTTATGGTTTCCTGATATTGAGTTGCCAGAGGCATATAAAGATACGCCGGTATTTGGAGTCACAATCACGTTAGCGGTACTATGTGAAACAACATGAATATATGTTCCATTTGCAAATGATGTATTTGCTGTCCATGGAATATATAGATTAACCGGAGAACCGTTTGTGTAATATAAATGTTTACCGGCATCAGAATTGACAATAGTATAGTTTGCTGATTGTGGATTTTGTGGATTTAATATTGCCGCACTATTTGCCTGATTGAAAGCAACATTAATTTCACTTTGTAGATTATTAATAGATGTAATGTTATTATTAAATTCATTATTCAATGTAGTAACTTGAGTATTGAATCCAGCAATAACCACATTAATTGAAGCAACGTTTGCATTCAATACAGCAATATTACCTGTGTTGATAATTTGGTTTGCAGTTACAGTTGCAACGTTAGATGCAATTGTATTAGCTTCATTGAAAGCGGCTTGTGCCAAAACGCCAGCTGCAATACCATCATTAATTCCAAGAATAGCATCATTGATGCCGTTCTGTGCTTGTGTCAGAGCATTATTAGCTTGTGTAAATGCTGCATTAGCCGTTGCGTAAGCACCTTGAGCAATTGCTAATGTGCCATCACCTGTTTGTTCCATAGCAAACAATTCAGTAGCTAAACGAACACCACCCAAAGTCACACCATCATGTACTGTAACAGTATGGTTTGTTTGGTCAATGATAATTTCACCTGAGGCACCAGTTGTGTTGGCAACCACGGTATTAGCATATCGTTTGAATTGAATTGTGCGTGACATTTTATGATCCTAAATCTATTTGGTTTTCGTTTTCTTTTAGTAAATCATCTTTACCATATACCTGCATCAAGTCACCTGAGAAGTCTGATGTATTAACGATTTCAGATTGAATATTGGATTCTGTAATCTGATTTGTATATGTATATAAAGTATTGGCGTTAGCATCTGTTGGCATAGCCGTAGTAACAATCTGTGCCAATGGTTGTGATTGTGCTGACTGTATTGCATAGTTATTAAACACATAACTTGCACCTGAAGATGCACCAACAATAGGTAAATTCGATATAAAATTACCATTGGTTCCAGTAAGAGTTAGTGTATTAGAATTACTATCCCAATTAACTACACTACCTGTGGCTGTTGCTGTGTTCAAAGAGAATCCTTGATATACGGTTTCTCCTGGTTGATAATAACCAACACCTGGTGTGGTCATTGTAAATGCAACAGTATCAGATGAACCAATTTGACTTAAAATATTAGTAATGGTTGTTGTAATTAAACCGGTCTGACTAATTGAACCATAGATGAAACCTTTAACTGTGAAGTTTAAAGTCCAAATGACCATACGAGTTTCTACAGTATGAGCATCACCTCCATACTCAATCTCACTACTTGCTGAATTTAAAATAACAGGAATTTCTTTGATTGATCCCATTTCAGGAATCATATTGATTTTAATTGTGTAATCTGGTGTAAAGAATGGAATAATGTGTTCGATGATTTGGGTACCATCTTCAATATTTCTTACATATAGATAAAGATTAAAATCAAAATTATATGGAACTGGATTGTATTGTGATATTACACCAGATGATGTCTGTGTGAAGTTCTTAATATTGGTATTTTGTTTTCTTGTGGAATCATAAGTTAATCCCATCATTTCAAAAGACATTCTCGGTAATGTATTCTGAATTTTTTTATCTAGATTTGGATCACTTTCGAGACGTTGTACATACATCTCTTTAGCTGCATAAACAATAGGCACAATCATTCGTTGTGCTTCAGAATTATCTGGATTGTAACGCACTAAAGTAATATCGTTAAATAGGTTACCAAAACCTACTACGAGTTTACGAATGCTTCTGTTATATGTTGGTGTCGCCATTATATTGATCCAAATGGATTAGTTTCAGACAAATCGAGAATAACATCAGCACCACTTTCGATTGTTTTATTATCATATTGTTCTGAGAATGTGGAAGGATTTAATGGATCATAAGTGGCTAATTGCCACTCAGCTCCACTTGTTTGACCGATAATCGATTGACCATCCAAGAATTCACCGACAATATTAGTTACAGTTAATATTTCTGTTAATGGACTATATGTTTGTACAATTGCTGAAGCTGTTGCATTAGCAAATGTTTCATCCGGTGATTGATATACTATTTCAGATGGTACGAAAACTCCTAAACCAGTAAGTACTGTTAAATCTAGTGTGTAAGCATTGTTTGTAACAACAGAATCAATATCTGGTACACCAGTAGAAATAACTTCTTGTGAGTACTTGAATTTCTCTAGTACCAATTCGTAGAAGTATGGGTATTTTTTACCCAACATATTGAAGTCTTTGTTGTGTTCAACAAATTTAATTTCAAACAATTCTCCAAAACCATTGGTAACTGGTACATACACCAAATCACCTTCTCGTGGTCTCGTAAAAGAATTTTGTGGAACACTTTGTTGAAATGCTCTACGTGATATCATTACATTGATATCATCTTTGATTTCCAATCCAAACTTAGTAAAGATATCTCTTTGACCAATATAGTCTGTTGGATTAGAAGAAAGATACATTGGCAAATTAAATGCCGATTGAAACTTTTTAACTGGATCTTCACCGTACATTAAATCACGAGCAGCTGAATTATCATTAGGCAAATAAAATCCATTGAATCCCATAATAGATATGGATTCAGTAATCAAGTCCTCCATAATCCTCTGTTCAGGAATTGCTGAAGTACTATAATTGTTAAAGTATTTGTTTATGCCGGTCATGTATATCTTCTATTAGTTCAACATGAATTCGGCTGGCAATTCGTACTTGTCTTGGATTTCTTGTTCTAATCTTTTGATTTCAGCTACCGCTTCTTCAAAAATCTTATCACCATTCAAAGTAACTCCGCCAGGCAATTGTAATCCATTAAACTTCATTAGATTATTACCCCAAGTTCTCTTGATGAGTTGTGTGGTGTATTCTTTCAACCAACGGTCTTCCCAAACTTGTGGGTAAACATCAGGATTAATATTAGCATAACACTCAGCGATAACAACTGTACCAACCGGAGCTTCTTGGTTACCCCAAGCCCAATCAATATACAGTCTTTGCATATGACGATTGAAACGAATAGGAACTTCACCAGAGAATAACAATTCCAATGAACGTAAGTGTTGCATTGTTAATGTATAGTTGATGTATGATGCGGAGGTGAAGTCGTACAATTCATTTAAACGTAATTGATAACGCAAGTCAAACATATTGACGTTTGCTTGTGAATCTTGTACAGGGAATATTCTAGTAACACCTAGAATTTGAAGTGAATTGTTAGCATTGTCCTCAGCATCTGTGAGGTCCAAATACATATTGTCAATATCTTCTTGTTGAATTGCTTTGATGTAATAAAACTTTTGAACACCATCATAGTGGTAATCTTGCCAATATTGAATGGCGTCATCCACACGGTCTTCCACTTGCTGGTCATCTACGTTAATTTCGATGACCGGTGCACCCAACCTGCGTAAACAGTAATATTTGAATTCTTCTCTGGTTAATACTGGTTTTGAGGCCATTGTTATCTCCTATATTGGAGTATTTATAATTGTGCCAATATAGTACAACAAGTTAAAAATGGCCAAAAAATGGCCATTTATTAAGCGCCAGTAGTACTAGTATGAATCCAAGAAGTGTTAGCTTCATTCCATTGGTATGGGCCACCTTCTGTTGGCATTGGTGTTGGTGCTTGCCATGTCCATGTATTGGAAGAAATCTGCCAACTTGGATATGGTGATGTTGTATAGAAAACATCATTTGCACGGTCATAAATGTGACCAATGCCTGCATAGTTTCCACGCAACGCAATATTACCTGATGGTGTATTACTATTAGGTAAATAATGAACGTTTGCACGTGTGTTATATGAAGTCTGAATCCAATCTCCAGGACTCGAATCTACGAATGTTGTGAAAAAATCGGCTTCGGCAACGATAACTTGTGTTACCACTCCGCTTACGACTTTAGCATAATGTGACATTTACTTCTCCTTTGTGTTTAACTGGTACTACTTATCTAAATGCTTGACCCTTCATCCAGGCAACCGCTGAATATCTTTCACCCTTTGTTACTGGTGTTACCATATGTGCCATGTAACTAGGAAATACAACAACTGTTCCCTGTTTTCTTGTAACGGTTTCTGTTGTACCATTAGCATCCAATTTAAAAATTAAATCGCCACCTTCATATGTATCAGGATCACTCAACAATATAGAACAACTTAATTTGCGTTGCCAGTTTCCGTCATCTGGTGGAAAGGAATCAATGTGCCAATCATAATGTCCACCATCAGCATATCTTCCTAATTGAACATCTTCCATTCCGTGTGTGCCGAAATTCCATCCGGCAGCTTTATTGGCACTTTGTACATAATTAAAAATCGTATCAAAAATTTCTGTACCTGGTTTAATCCAAACAATATCAGTAATTCTTGTTTCATTTTTTGTTACATAACCACCTTTACCATTACCTACAGTAGCTTCTTCAATTTTACCATTCGTAAAATATTCATTAATCCATTTATCACAGACTTCGGGTTTAATTTCTGATTCCCAAAACCAATAAGAATTTGTAAATAAATTCATATAATCACCTTTATAAAATAAAAAATCAATACTACTCTTATATAGTTGTGTGCCACCGAAGGTTATGCAACATAAGTTCCTGATGAGTTAAATGTATGTACCCACCAAGTTTGGCCTGATCCAACATAACTTGTTACGGATCCACCGGTTCCTCTTTGTAATGTACTTTGATAAGAAATAATTACAATGCCGGATCCACCTGCGGAACCATATCCACTATACAAATTGGGGTTATAGTAACCACCCGCACCACCGCCACCGCCACCGGTGTTGGTTGATCCTGCACCGGCAGTAGCACTGCCATAACCACCGGCTCCTCCTCCTCCGGATCCACCGGTTCCTGCACCAGAGGTGTAATATGGTGAATTGTATACGTTTTGTACTCCGCCTCCCCCACCACCACCAGCATAATATGTTGATGTACCATTGATTGATGATAATAATCCTACTCCACCTGGTCCGGCATTTCCAGTATTTGTATTGGATGCTGTTCCTGGACCTCCCGCACCACCACCTCCACCAGCACCAAAGTGTACATAACCAGCACCATCATTACCGTCTCCGTTTACTGCACCACCAGGATATCCTTGGCCAGATGTTCCTGAACCTCCTGGATATGTCATGCCGTTGTTTGTATTTCCGGCTCCTCCACCTGATCCTCCTGAAATTCCATATTGAGTTCCATTTGTACTTCCACCGGCACCACCACCTAAGGCAGTACCACCAAATAATGTTGAATTGCCTCCGTTACTGCCGTTGCCACCGGAACCCCCAGCAGCACCTGCAGCACCAATAACTACACCATAAGATGATCCGGCATTTACAAGCTGACCAGTCCAAGTGATTACGCCACCGGCACCACCGCCGCCACCGTTCCAACCACCACCAGCACCACCACCGCCACCAGCAACCACTATAGCATTAACATAGTAACTGTTACTTGCTGGGAATGCTGATACCCATGCATTAGATGTTGAATTTGAACCGTTTGCACCAGCAAAGGCTTCTACAACCTGTAATGTTGTGTTGTATCTCATCATACCAACGTTTGGATTTGCTGGACGCTGAGATGAAGTGCCGGAAGGTAATGTCAGAGCTTGTGTGCCTGTATCTGTAAATCCATTAACTGCATCGAATATAAGTGCCATTTTTTATTCCCTTAAATTACTTTCCATACTGAGTTGCCTGTTATTGTTACAAGAATGCCTGCCGTGTTCATTACGATTGGTCCTGTGGACATCATATTTTTTCCTGATGGTGATGTGTAACTTGCCGTGATTTGATTTGAGTTTTCATAAAAAACTCCACCACTCGCTCCACCTCCACCACCAATTGAACCCCAAGCACCTGAAGAATATCCTTCGAATGAATTTGAGTCGGTGTTATATCTAAAATCACCACTTGTTCCTGCTGGACGTTGCGCAGTATTTCCTGATGGAATTTGCATTGCATTTCCATCCGGTAAGAACCCGGCTAGATTTCTATTCTTTGTCATAGTATCTATTTATTTTTATTGTGTATTAAGCGGTAAAAGTTCCCGATGAAATAAAGGTGTGTATGGTGTAACCACCAGCTTGTGTAATTGTTCCGCCGGTTGCTCTTTGTAATCCGAGGTATCGAATAATCACAATGCCGGATCCACCTGCGCCACCTGGTGTATTTTCGGCTGATCCGCCGCCGCCACCGCCTAAATTTGCACCGCCATTTGCGCCAGCACCACCCTCACTACCTGATCCTCCACCTCCTGGTCCACCAGATCCTCCTGTGTTTGATCCGCCGCCACCTCCGCCACCTCCGGCATAATAAGTTGCTGTGCCACTAATACTACTGGATAATCCTGAACCGCCCGGTCCGTGTTGACTTCCTGTTCCATTTGTTCCACTCGCACCAGCGCCGCCGCCACCTCCAGATGGATATGGTGCAGAAGTACTACATGATCCTCCTGGATTTCCTTGGCCTGATGTTCCTGGACCTCCAGTAGGAAATACGGTACTGCTTCTAGAAGCACCACCGCCACTACCTCCACCACCACCTGATCCGTTTGCTACACTATCGTTTTGAAAACCACCATAACCACCACCAAGTGCAGTTGTAAATCCTGTTAGTGAAGAAACTCCACCTTGACCTCCTGCTGTTGATGGATATAAACCTGATGCTCCACCGGAACCAACGGTAACTGTTAATCTTGTTCCTGGTAATATTGTGACAGCCGAACCTGTGATGAATCCTCCTGCGCCAGCACCACCAACGGCACCACCGCCCCCACCTGCAACAATTAAATAATCAAACGCATATGGTCCAATAATTGCACTCGGAAATCCACTATAACCAACCCATCCCCGATTGTTATCGGTGTATACTAAACCAACTGAAGCACCACTTGTACCAATTACAACATTGGATGTATTTCCTTGAACTTTATTTCCGTTAGGATAAATTGTTAAATTATTAGATGTGAAAAATCCTGCATAATCTGTAATATTAATAATGTCGCCATATGATGGACTTACAGGTAAAGTAACAACAACATTAGATACTGCTGTGTTTACCATATATCCATTGTTTCTTACAGCAATAAAACTATTATTTTGTACGGGTTGCCATGATACTCCACCACCACTTGATGCACTACCTGATCCTACATTTGACCAAGCAGAACCATTAGCACTTTCTAATGTATTTAAATCTGTGTTATATCTAATGAATCCTGCATTAGCTGAAGGTCGTTGTGCTGTATTACCTGTAGGAACAGAAATAACATTACTGATAGCACCCAAAGATGAAGTATTGGATAAATTTGAAACAGTTGCAGTAGATGTTCCAAGAGAAGATATGTTTGCTAGTTGTCTTGATTTTGCCATTTTATGCTATGAATGTTCCAGATGAATTGAATGTGTGAACAACATATCCGCCAGAAATTGTTACAACTCCTCCGCTGGCTTTTTGTATACTGCCTAGGTAACGAATAATTACAACACCGGATCCACCATTACCACCTCCACGACCAACTCCTGGCTCGGTTCCTCCGCCAGCGCCGCCACCGCCGCCTTTGTTTGTTGTTCCTGGAGTTCCCGCCGTGAGTGGGTCTCCGCCATTACCACCACCGCCGTTACCGCCTGATCCGTATATACCGGTTGATCCTGATGGATTGGTATAAGAACCTCCACCGCCGCCTCCGGCATAATATGTTGATGAACCACTAATACTAGATGTTATTCCGGTACCTCCTGGTCCAGATACACTTCCTGATCCACTTGTTCCTGATGCACCAGCTCCACCACCTCCACCACCGGTATAGTATGGTCCTGTGGCCTGATTTGAGGTTCCTCCTGGATTTCCTTGTCCTGAAGTTCCTGAACCACCTGATGTTCCTCGAGCACCGGATCCACCTGATCCACCGGATCCACCCGGTCCACCAGCACATTGAGCGCCACCGCCACCACCAATAGTAGTGACAATATTAGCTATTGAACTGTTTGTTCCATTTGAAGCTACAGAATTCATCCAACTTCCACTATATGCGGGATAACCGGATCCACCTGAACCTACTGTAACCGCATAGTTGGTTCCTGGTACCACAATTGCACTACCGGTTGACATGCCTCCGGCACCACCACCACCTGATTCATACCCAGTACCGCCACCTCCACCTCCAGCAACACTCAGATAGTCAATAGAGTAAGGACCAACAATGGCATTTGGTACACCATTGTATACAACCCATCCTCTGTTTGTATCAAAGTAAACTAAACTTAATGATTCA